GTAGTACCACGCCTTAATTTTAATAATTTTGCCATTTAAAGTGTACCGAAATCGAGAGTTAAGTTTGTTGTTGTAATCACACTAGGTGCTATTGTTTGACCAGCTATAAGAGCTATAATTTCAGCAGCAGTTTGGTCAGCAGTTGCACCAGCTTCTATAGCATTTAACTTAGAAAGTAAAGCGTCAGTAAAAGCGTTAGTATTACTGTTTGCTTCATACGCTGTTTTTATTTCTGAGTTAGTTTGGTCTGCTGTAGCACCAGCTTCTATACCATCTAGTTTGCTACCATCAGTAGCTACATCACGCCCATCGACAGTTCCTGATACGCCAATGTTACCTATAACACTTGCGCCAGTAGAAGTTATCTCAAGCTTTGTATTACCCTGATCTTGTAATTTAAGATTACCAGCACCAGACGCATTTATAAGCGAGTGATTAGTATCGTGAAATATTTGTAAATCTGAATCTGTACCAAACTTAGCTTTTACATTATCGTTATATCTGTTGTCTCCAGTAAACACACTACCTGATACCTGAGATAGGTTACCAGTAGCTGTTACACCACCTTGCCATTGTGTACCGTTATATATTCTTAACTCGTTAGCAGAAGTGTTAAAAAATAAATCTCCTATATCTAAGCTAGTTGTTGGGTTAGAAGAACCTATACGGTATCTAGTTGCAAAGTTGTTTACGTCATTAATATTAGCAGCAGTAGTGTTAATGTTTGTTGCATTAGAAACGACACTATTAATATTGGATGCGTTAGCAACCGCAGCATTGATGTTAGAAGCATTTGAAACCGCACTATTGATATTACTTGCATTACCAGCTACAGAAGTAACGTTACTACTGATTCCGGCAACCGTTGTCACATTAGATGAAATACCAGCTACTGTGTTTATATTTGTAGCATTATTTTTTACTGCATCTATGTTAGTTTTATTAGCGTTAACAGCATTAATGTTTGTCTCATTATTTTTAACCGCAGTAATATTTGTATTATTACCAGCGACTGCTGTTACGTTAGAACTAATCCCAGCTACAGTTGTAATGTCACTTGAGATATCAGCCAAAGTATCCATGTCAGATACGATTGCTGAAGTACCCAAGGTATTCATATCAGCTACAGCATCAGAAGTACCTAGTCTTGTTATCTCTGTATTTTTACCAGCTACAGTATTTATATTTGTAGCGTTATTTTGGACTGCATTTATATTATTTGCATTACCAGCTACAGCATTAATGTTTGTAGCGTTATTTTTTACGGATGTAATATTAGAGTTATTACCAGCTACAGCCGTCACATCAGATGATATTCCAGCAACTGTAGTTACATTAGAATTTATACCAGCTACGGTGTTGATGTTTGTAGCATTATTTTTAACTGCATTAATATTAGTTTCGTTATTTTTAACAGCCGTAATATTTGAATTGTTACCAGCTACAGCATCTATGTTTGTTTTATTGGCATTAACCGCATTGATGTTTGTAGCGTTGTTTTTAACTGCATTTATATTAGTTGCGTTGTTTGCAACTGCTGTAATATTAGAGTTGTTTCCAGCCACTGCCGAAATGTCGGAAGCGTTGGATACAGCAGCATTAATATTTGATGCGTTGCTAACAGCAGCATTAATATTAGAAGCGTTAGCTTGTACCGCGTTAATGTTGGTTGCATTGCTTGCTACCGCATTTATATTACTTGAATTATCAGCAACAGCTATTATTTTAACTACGTTATCTGATACTGTTTTTATTGGGTCATCCTTAACAGTTGTGGTGTTACCCATACCGCTATGGTTTGTACAATAGTATTGGAAACTTGTAGGCTGAGACTCTGGTATTACAATTTGTACCTTTGCTCCGGCACTACCTTGTGTACCTGTAACAGTAACTCCAGTACTGTATGCACTTCCACCACTCTTAAAACGTAATGGATGAGAACCATTAGAGCTATCACTAACATCAAATGTATAAGTCCAACCTTTGTACAATGTCAAAGCAGGAGCTGATACTCCATCAATTACAAACTTACCACCAGATACAGTTACAGTAAGTGTAATCTCATCTTCTAAAGCATCTGCAACTATATCTAATGAACCATTAGAAGTACCTGTAGCTACAGGGTTTGTAATAAGACCTAAGTCTTCAGAATATGTTATAGCTCCAGATACAGTAGCAACATCATCAAGAACTGATTGAGATGGTGTAATAATAGCAAACGCACTACCAGTATAAACTTGTAAGTTATCGTTAGAGCTATCATACCATAGGTCACCTTCTGTTAAAGATGTACCATCATTTCTTTGTGTAGGCTCACTTGCAGATATAATGTATATATCAGCAAAGTTATTTATATCAGCTACGTTTGCACCAGCATTAACAATGTTAGTTATGTTTGAAGCAACAACGTCTACCTGAGTTGCTATAGGTACTAATCTATGGAAAGTATATGTATGAGTTGTTGATGTAGATTGAACTAAGAATCCAAAACCTTGAGGTATTAAAGGTGCACCAGTAATAGTTACAGTGTTTCCTGTACCAGCACCGTTGGCTATAGTTATAGTTCCACTGCTAGGAGTTAATGTAGCAGTTGTAGAACCAATACTTAAGATAGCTGCCTGTCCTGTAGACCCTTGTGGGTTAGTAGTTGGGAAGCTAGTCTGGTTTGTAATAGCTGTAAAACCACCAACGTCATCAATAAGGTCAATAATTCTAGCGTTAATAGCAGCAGTAGTAGCTACAAATGCGTCAGAGTTAGACCATGTAGCACCACTAGCAATAGTTTCTGTGCTGTCTTGCCTTAAAAACTTACCTTCAGCTTCTGTTTCTGTGTAGTATCTTCCGTCTAACGCACCATTTAATAGCTCAGTTTCTGTAAAATATCTACCATCTAAAGCTGTACCGCTAGTAAGTTCAGTTTCTGTAAAGTATCTACCATCTAGTGTCCCGGTAACAATGTTACTGTTACTGACATTTATATCTGTAGGTAGGTTACCAGAACCTAACTTATCTAGAGTTACAGAATCGTTAAGTAACTTAGAACCTTCTATTTCTGCACTAGCATTTATATCTGCGTTTACTATAGTTCCGTCAACTATGTTAGTACTAGCTACAGTTATGTCTGTAGGTAAAGCACCAGCTCCGAACTTAGTTAGAGGTACAGAATCATCTTTTAACTTAGAACCTTGTATATCAGCAGTTGCACTAATGTCTACATCTATAATATTACCGGCTGTCATGTTAGCTTGGGTAATCTTGATGTCTGTAGGTAAATCTCCTGAACCTAATTTATCTAAGGTTACAGAATCATTAAGTAATTTAGAACCTTGTATATCTGCATTCGCGTTTATATCAGCATTTACTATAGAACCATCTACAATGTTAGCACTGTTAACCATCCTATCGGCTGGTAATACACCAGTCTGTAGTTTAGTATATGCAATACCAGCATCTGATTTGATATCAGCGTTTACAATACTATCATCAACTATGTTATTAGATGCGATTGTAATGTCTGTAGGTAAAGCTCCTCCACCTAGTTTGGATAATCCCACTGAATCGTCTGCCAGCTTGCTTCCGGCAATATCTGCGCTTGCATTAATATCTGAATTAACGATATTAAGAGCCAGTTTGCCGTGAGCGATAGCAGCACTATTCGAGATATCAATGTTAGTAATCGTGCCATCTTGTATGTTAGTAGTTGTGACAGCTATGTCTGAAGGTAATGTTCCTCCACCTAACTTAGTCAGAGGTACACTGTCATCAGCCAGCTTAGAACCTTGTATGTTTGCACTAGAACTTACGTCATCATTGACAATAGTTCCGTTAACTATGTTAGCAGAGGCTACTTGAATACCACTTGGTAATGTACCTGTTGCTATTTTAGTTTGTGCTATAGCTGCATTACTAGCAATATCTCCATCAACTATAGTTCCATCTACGATTTTAGATGACGTAATTTGTGAGTCTCTAATGTCGTTTCCAACTATTTCGTTTCTACTTTCTTTGATACCATGTCTGACTAAAGTTTCTAACGCGTTTAAGTCAGCAGCTTTAATAGATGAACCCGGAGTAAATGTTACTGTGGGTGTGCTAACATCTGTTTCACTGTATATATGTATAGAATCAGAGTTACCATATGAATCACCAAAGGTAATGGAGGTTGCATTGGGTGCAATATTATATTGTCCTGTGGAAGGTGTGCCTGTTGTAAATGTAAGAGGACTTCCACCATTGACTCTGACTTTTATGTCAGACTCATTTATATATTGAGTTGTAAAGGAAAGAGTAGTACCATTTCCACTTTTAAATTCTTCAGTTTTTGTCGCCATTTATCTAAGGGATAATTTGACGGGCGGATTATTTAGGCATATCAATAATCTTTTCGATTGTGCCTTTGTTTGCTTTAATGTTTTTTATTTTTTGTTCTCTTTCTTCAATGAGTAGTTTTTGGACGTCGTTATCTTTTTTAAGG